CTAAACGTGATGTTTTATCTATTAAAGCCATTCCTGGCTTTATGTATGAATATGACGGACAGCGCTATACAGCTGATCTTATGTGTGAAGAAGTTCTTAACGTTATCAGCCGGCGAAACAACAGCAATCCACTCTCTGCTACTGTTGTTCATGCATTGCCAACTCACAATCCTGACTTGTATATTAACTTTTCCTCTCGAACCGAAATTCTTAACTACATGAACAACTTCTCTGTACTAAATACTGTATCATCAAAGGAACTCAACAAAATCTGTATTCTTAATATGGGCACCTTTGTTAATGCTTCCTTTGATGTTGACTATTTTGCAACTTTCCAACCTACTTATGCAAATTGTTATGCTGAAGCTGTCCAACTGTTAAAACATTTAGGCCGAACTGTTCCAAAATGCTGTGTTTATGTTAAAATTGAACAAGTTGAAATGCTCTTGCTTGATGGTGAAGTTTTCACAACTCAACCAAAAATGACTGTTACAATGAATGATTCTCCTCTTTCTCACGAAGTTACATACCAACGCAATAGAACATCCCTTACCATCTCCTATGATGATCTTTTTAAATTTGCTACTGTGAATGATACCCAAATCACAGACTTGAACAAGAAATTAGCTCTTGTTGAAGCCTGTGAGAACGGACTATTGCCTCCTGCATTAGCACCTCTCGTCAATGATTTTCATAGAAACCGAGCTCAAGCTTTTACAATCTCTCGAATGCATCAAGTCATTCATACTGCCAAACAAGTATTTGCATCATCCAAAACTTACTACTTTATAATCACTTGTATCGTCATCTTCGGATTGTATAAATTTTTCAAGTCGAACACTGAACCTACCATCGTTTCTGAAAAGAATAAAGCCAAACGTCGAAACAATAATAAAACATACGGTAAGAATCCTGTTAGGGGAGTCTGGTATGTCAAGGGTGGACGAGTTTATTACGATGGTGATGAGGATTTTGACATGGAAACTTACCAAGACCTTGTCTATGACGATATGGATGATTTCGAACGTTACAATGCTGGAAGGACTTTTGAGGATCGTTTCTGGGATGATTACGATATGACAGACAATTACGGAGCTCACATGGAAAAAGCCTCCGATGATATCGAATCAAAGCGAGTTTGGGTAAAACAACCATACCTCCAACGTCTAAAACAATTGCAAAAGAATGGACGTTTAAGCGGTCTTCTCATCCAAGGATCAGGATTTTACAAAGAGGTTAGAATTACCGATGCTGATGGAACTCAACCCTTGGCCGTGCGTGTTGTTCAACAAATACAGTTCAAAACCTTCGCCGAAATGATCCAATATGATGCCGCTTATACTAATTACGGATTTGCTAGTCTTTCTGAACTCCGTGAATTCTTCCGTAAGGCTGGAATGGTAACAATGCTACGAGTAAGAAATACTCGTCGTATTCTTGGAGTTGGAACTTATACTATGATGCAAATGCAAAAAGGAAAGCGTTATTTCAAAGCGCCTAAGATCATGAGCTTTGAAAATGACTATTACACTAACTCTGTTTTCAATATTGAAACAGCTACTTTCTTTAGTGTAAATTGGAAGGTTTGTAATGAACCTATTACTGATGCCATACCTTTCTGTCATGGATTTGAGACACAAACGTTTGAAGTTATTAGTGTGGCCACAACACAAATGATTCGACATTCAGCTCGCCAAAATGCCCCAACTGATCTTCTAATTCAAAAGATAAAGCAAAACGCAGTACGAGTTCTTACAAACAATGGCGCTGTTGGCGGATTCTACATTGCGGCAAACACTGTTTTGACTGTTGCACATGTAGGATGCGAAAACATCACTATCCAATGTGAAGAACATGAAAAGACAAGAGACATTCCTGTTATTCGAACCATTATTCATCCATCTCGCGATTTGCAACTTGTAATTACAGCTACAACACCTCAAGGCTGTAAAAACCTTATGAAATACTTGTCTGCTGATGTTCCTGCAACTGTAATTCGCACAACAATTGGATGCCTCGCAAATGAACCTGCCTTAACTGCTATCTCCAGCCTTAGCTACTACGACACAGAATGCAGTGACATTGTCCTTAAGAGCAAAGAGTATTTTCGAACCGGATTAATGAAGATAAACGGTGTTTCAACCCAGGCTGGTGATTGCGGTAGACCTTACATTGAAGATTGCAGTGAGCCTAAAATTTTCGGAATACATTCGGCAGCTTCTGTTGCTGAATCCTTTGCTTCTGCCATTGATGTTAAGTGGATCAAATACTCCATTCCCATCAATGAGAGTCGTGATATTAATACCTTTGAACGACTACATCTCCGACAAGCTCCCTGCATTGTGAAACAAACACGCTACTCTGTGCCAGAATTTAAAGGTGAGATTGAGGTAATCGGAATGCTTCCTGTTAGCATTAAGGCACCTGACACTCCCTACTCTTTCGAATCACCACTAAGAAAGTATTATCAACACTTGATTCCGAACATGAAAGGACCAGCAAAAACATCTATTGCTGAATTAACTGCTGAAGAAAAAGAGAAAATGGCTATCGATAATCGTGGAAATCCTGACTTTTACTTAGGACAAATTTTGCAATACAATGATCCCATCGTTGACTTCTCTCCTCACCGTAGTAGTCAGTTTGCCAAGGAATGGTTTGCATTCAATAGTCTAATCTTTTTAGGAAACCGCCCCGGTTCAGTTCTAACCACTGAAGAAATCTTGAATGGGATCACACGACCAACTGATCCTCTCAGAGGGTATTGTAATTCCATGAACTGGAATGGATCTATTGGTTATTCTGTGTCACGCGCTTTTGATATTCACAGAAAAGGAGATGTAGTTTTCCGTGAAGATCAGAATGCGCCAGCTCAATTTAATGATACAGATGCGAGTCATTACATCCAGACTCGCTTTGCCTATATCGAATATAACGGCGTTCATTTCACTCTCGACTCGACCATTCCATCCGAAGTCACAATCCTGCACTACCCTTTTCAAGATAGCAGTGCTAGAGGTATTTTCGACATGCTTTCCAACCTAAAC